GATATATTACCATCGCTATCAGTCTGCCAGTTGATATTCGCCATACCCTCTGGTGGGGCAGGCGTGTTGTCGCTGAGACAAACCACGCCGTATTCACGGAGATAGCGGTTGAGGTTCTTGGTAGGCTGGAACTGAAAGCCGTTAGGGTGCGTCATGTATATCTCCGAGTGTTACGATTAGACTAACGTGACGGTCTTACGAGTTCCGCCTACAGTGAAATAGAGATTCGTGCCGTCATACTCGAAGGCACCGTTTACAGGAGTGTCCACCAGTGTTCCTGCTGTCAAAAGAATAGGGACAACGCTAGAAGCATTGATAGCGAGACTGGCATTCAAAGAAAAAGTCTGCCCGAAACCTATTGAAATACCTTGGTCAGTGTTAGGTATCGCTAATCCATTGACGTTGAATTGGTTGTAAGTAAATCCAGCAGAACGAAACTGATAAGCTCCACCGCTTAGTGTATCGAAGTAAAAAGTAGGGTCTGACGGAGACGCTACGAAACCCTGACGAAGATCGTTATCGTTACTACCACCTAACGTTAGGCTACAATAAGTACTAGACGGTAGTTGCTCGGCAAGTAGGTTTGGTACGGATGTAAAGTTACCATCCCCATCGGTCGTCTGAATAGAGGCTACCGGACCTGACGCAGTACTGCCGCCCCCTCCTGATACATATCCTGATACGTTACCGAACACGTCGAACTGCCATGTGATGTTAGTCGCGCCATCTGGGGCTGCGGGAAGAGTGTCGTTGAGCGTAACCGCGTCAAAGGTGCGCAGAGCTACGTTCAGATTATTGGTAAACATTTGAACTGACATTTGTATCAATCTCCGTTACAAGTTGTAATAAGGCATCTTGAAGTTTGTGCCGTTGATGCTGATGGTCACATAGCCTGCTGGTGGTGAGGGGAGGGCTGATGCTGAACCGGATGTTGCGCTGGTGTAGGTCGTAGCTTGTGATACGGAGAGCTGACCTTGCAGTCCGCCAGATACGTTCACACTGCCTGGAACCCATGCTCCAATGCTGAACGGTGATGGCGTACTCAATACCTGCTGTGCGTTCGGCCCCCATACAAGCTGACCGTTTTCGCTATATGCAGATACGATATAAAACGTGTTCGCTGGGGCAATAACATCGTTAGGCCAAATACTAGGTGTACCTAACACGTTACCGCTACCGTCGAGCGGTATGTTTAGTTTAGAGCCTGCCGTGATCTCGGTCGTACCGTTGACCTGTGCATCTTGGCTTAGCTGAAATATGAGATAACCAGATGCTAATGGGTTTCCTTCGGCGTCTTGAAAGCCCCCACCTGCGATGACCACTTTGCTTGCCATGATGCTCCTTATACCGAGTAGTACGGAATCTTCACAGTCGTACCGTTGATGACTGTCTCCCAGAACCCTAGTGGGTTTGCAGGAAGAGTTTCGCTACCGGCTGTCGCTGTCGTGGCGACTGTCGCAGAGCTAATAGTTAGTGAGCCAGTTTCAACGCTGCCCTGTACACTAATGTTAGGTACTTGGAACTGAAAGTCTGATCCTGATCCGCTGGTGTGTGATAGCACGAGAGTAGACACTGGATTTGAACCAGAAGAGAGCACTACACCTAGTTCCCAACTTTCTGAGACACTTGCTGACCCATTCCAATAGTTGCTAGAAAATACTAATGGTGGGGCGGCAGAGTTGGTGACGTTAGTCGCCGCCGAGGTGCTATACACTAGAACCTCACCGGCAAAGTTTGCCTCTAGTCCATTAACAATGCCGCTAAAGTCTGCATTTACACCGTTGAAATTTTCAGCAAAAACATCGGAATTGAACTGTAAAAGATGAGTACCGCTTGATCCGGAAAATACAAGAGCAAGCGTTACAGTGGGATTTGTTCCCGAACCGGGCTGCACTTGCCACGACCATGTGTCGGTCTGGGATGTACTGCCGTCCCAATAGTTACCAACTAGTTCAAAAATAGGAGAATTCTGATTGGCTGAGTTAGTGGCTGGTGCTGTCGCAAGTACACTTACATTTGAGTCCGATACCCATCCTTCTTCAAAAGTTTGAGCTGCCGTCCAGTTATTATTTATATTGGTCTGTGGTACGTTTACTAGAAGGTTCTGCCACCCGGTATTCGTAAAGACTAAGAGCTGCTGAGCGCCGACGCTCCACACTTGCCAACCGTTGTTTGGAGTGTAGTAAACCCATGCTGGTACCTTTGTATTAGTGCCGGGCGTGGTGACCTCTGTCGACCATACTGCCAATGCGCTTCCGTGGCCTGCCCACGTCCCTGTAGGGCTCGTGCCTACGATGTATGCGTCTCCGTTCGCTGGAGAACTTGGAGCCGTATTGCCGCCTGCACTAATGACCGTGGCCTGCACCAGACTATCGAAGCCGATGAGGAAAGGTCGGAACGCATCATAGTAGACTTCATTGATATCAGCGTTGATAAAAAGATTTAGTTTTGGGCCGAAATCTATTGCCATGATGCTCCTTATGAAGAGAATGACGCGCCGAATGCCGCGCCGAAGCCAGTAGGGTTGGACGGAGTAACGGTCACTACAATGGGAGTGACGGTTACAAGCTGTCCCTCTTCCGTGTAGGCGCGTAGTAAATAAACTGTATTTGCCGGTAGTAAGCTGACATTAGGCCAGAACAACGGCGTACCTGATACGTTGCCGCTGCCGTCGAGCTGGACGCGCACTTTACTGTACGCGCCAAGCTGACCGTTTGGTGTCTGACTGTCGGTGCTGATGTTGACAAGGAGAAAGCCGTTGGCCAGCTCATTCCCCTCAGCGTCAGTAAACTGTGTGACGGGGAGACCGTTCTGTGCCATGCTACTCCTTATGTCTGTCGCGCCTGGAAGCCTTGATTCTGTCTCTGCCCGTTGGCAGATGGCGCACCGGTAATTGAGTACCACGTGTTGAGGAAGATGTTCTTTTCCGTCTCCGTGAGACCTTCTGCTGTACCGAGTAAGCCTGCCATGAACTTTTGATTGGCCGTAGCGAAGCGTGGGTCATCGGCGAACAGCCACATCATCGCGAGGAAACCCCAATTGTAGATGTGGGAATACTCGTCAGGGATTGGTGCCCAAGTCTGCGATAGCTTACTGAAGATCGGGGGTTTCTGCTGGATAGTGATAGCAATAGGATACGCCTTGTCCGGTGTACTCATCAGACGGAAGGTGACGTTACCGAGGCCATCGTCAGTCTGCGCCGCGATGAAAGCCGGACGTCCCTGAGTCGAATCGAGGCCGAGAGAAATCTTTGCACCAAGTTCTACCCATCCTTTTGTCGGATCGTTGACTGACTGCGTCTCCATCCATGCAAAGGTGTAAGAGCCTACTGCTGTCGGGAGCACTGGACCTCTGTTTGTCCAGGTCACTGACCCGTCCGTAGTTGTGCCTGCGAGCGTGTGGTTCCATGTTGGGCCGGTGCCGGTGGTACCTGCTGTCGTACAGACTTGGGAGTTACCTGCATCATCTATGGTGAACCAACCTAGTGTGACGGCTGTTGAGGCAGTGTAATTGAATACGGTGTAGTCCTGCTGGCCTATGACAGTAACAAAGCCAATGATGCGACGGTTCCACCGCCATGCAAAGGGCGCGCCCATGATCGTCTGGACCACAGTATTGGCTGAGGTGAGGGCTGGTTCGAGGAAGTCGTTGTTGGCATTCGTTCGACCAAAATTAAATTTCTTTGCCCATTCCGAGGTCCGAAGGAGGGTTATTGTACTAGATGCTGCCATTTGATCTCTCCAAATAACCAATGAGGTTTCTCATATGGTCAGTATCATCTTTCAATATCCCGAGGATCAGGTTGCTCATGCCCGTTTTTACAATGTGTTTTAAGCAATTAAATACCTTATTTATCAACGACTTGACCAGGGTCCATAGGGGTAACTAGCCGAAATTTGGGCTGTGCCCCAACCGTTGTCCATGATACTTTGGCCTGGATAAAATCCATAGTCGTCCTGCTCGCGGTCGGCTTGGCGTACTGCCTTGTCGAGGGCTTCGAGGAAGAGCTGACGCTCCAGTTGATATTTAGATCGAATCTTCGGATCAGGATTGCGCCGATAGCATTCGGCAAAGAAGCCTTGCTTGAATGCCCATGCATAATCATCAGGGATAGGCTCAAGTGTCTGAGAGGTGCTCTTAAAGCGCGGAGCGCGCATCTGAGCTTCGACTACGATCTGCCATGCCACACCGTTCTGAGGCGGAATGGGATTCAGGCGGAAGCCCTGGCCCTTCGGGTTGATCGCGGTCCATATGCAAGATCCGTCTGCTACTGTGGTAGCCACGGTGGTGGGAGCAGGGATCGTCGGATAGACCGGGTTCGTTGGCCAAGTCGGTTGCGTGTTGCCGCACGTACCGAAGGTCGTGAGGTTCCACAGGTTCCCGTTAGGGTCAGTGATGCAAGTCGTCGCGTTCGTAGGCTGATTCAGGATGCCGATAGGATTAGTATAGATTACGTTTGGACCGGGGTTCTGCAAGCCGCCGAGATTCGGGCCGATGTTGATCGTGTCGCCCTGAAGTTGAGTGGCGGTAGGGCCGAGGGGGTTCGCACCCCATGTGCCGGTCTGTAGCAGATCGTTCGGGAGCCAGCAAATCTTTCCTGGGTCAGAATTCTGCTCATACGTTACGTCAAGGTCTTTCTTGACTTCGAGCTGCTGCTTCTGCTTCGGTATGGATGTCTGGTTGATCTGGGATGCCCATGCATGCTCAAGCCACGCGACGTTTACGACGCCGGGCACGAAGTAGTCCTGCTGGTACGAGATGGTCGTAAAGGTAGGAACGTTGGTGCGGTTCCACTTCCAGTTATACGGCTGACCGATAGGTCCGCCATTGATGATGTCCTGCATGACATCGTTCGCGATGGAGATGGCCGGGGCGTTCGAGAACCCGCCAGTAGCGAGTGCCGGTGATACATCTCCAAGAGATGCGGCGTCATCGATTATTTCTTGGAGCTCCACATTCGAGTTCTGTCCTGGCATTATGTCTCCATACAACAAAAGAGCCCTCGCACATAAAGTGTACGAGGGCTGGTTGTTTCTTGATTCGTATTTCTACCATCATCTCATGGTAGTGTGTCTTGTCTGTTCCCTGTAGAACGCACCGTTGTCTGAGTAACCAAACAACACGGAGCTCGACCCAGTATTACGGGTCGGGAAGTTGCAAGCCGTCTTATAGTCGGCATACGCGTCGAGATAGGCCTCGCGGTCGTCGCCGTAATCAGCAGCGATGGGCGGCTTCCATGTCTTGCCACAACGCATACAGCGGACGTTGATGTCACCGTTACAGAACGTGTGCTTCATGACTGCGTACTGCGAATCATCACCCTGTCCGCCAACATAACCGGCCTGGCCGTTTCCACCTTTGCGGTGGTTGCACTTCTCTTCGCTCTTTTTCTGGGTGCGGTTCTTGTCTGCGATGGCCGCGCCATTGATACGCGCCTTAGCGCCATGATCGTTGGACTTGAGGGCACGGTCGTCGAGACGAGCTTGGATGTCCTGCGAGTTGAGCTTGCGCTCTGCGATGGCGAGCTGGGTTTCTTCCTGCTGGAGACGAAGGGACTCAAGCTGAGCCTTTGCGATCTCGATCTGAATCTTTTCCAGCTCGGTCGGCTCTGCGTTGAACTTGGGCTGTTCTTTCTCTTTAGGCTTCTCTTGCTGCTTCGGTGCTTCGATTGTCTGCTGTGCTTGTGCGGTAGTCGTGTTGATTCCCGCGATCTGTTCTAAACTCTTATCTGCCATTCATCCCTCCTCTGGGATTTGTTACATCGCGCCGACGCTGTTGCGATAAGCCGTGACCAGCGCGTTATATTTGTGGAACTGCTCTGTCTCTTTAGGTCTCCCGAAGAACTTGATTGCTTTCGCCTCGGAGATGATGCCTTTCAGGATGAGCTGTAGGAGCGGAGTGCGCCAACCGCGCCGACGCTCGGCCAATGGTGCACCGTGGTCGTCAAAGTTCATGATGGATAGTTCAGGCATCTGCCCTATCTGCACCCAGCACTCGACTGTGGGTTCGGAGAAGCCATCTTTACCGATCAGCAAGTTTGCTTTGTCAGCATGTAAATGCTGTTGGTAATACGCGTGTACGCCAGCCTTACGCAAGAGAGTGATGAACTCTGTGTGCGCCATGACTCGCCCGATACGAGCGCCAATGTCAGCGTACTCTTCAGGGGTCAACCACTGGTACTGCTTTGCAATACCGTCGCTAAACTCTTTCTGCTCGGCGGCGGCTTCTTTGTTCTGGTTGCTGATCTTGCTCTCGTCGATGTATGACCGTTTAGAGTATTCAGCGACGGCGGCTTCCAGGTCAGGGGCGAGACGCTGCTCCATCTCGTACGCGTACGACTCCCAAGGAGCCTTCTCACTCAGACGTGTACCCTGTCCGGTGTATACTGCTTCTTTCTGATCCAAAGTCTCTCCTCTTTGGTGAATAAACAAATAACGTGTCTGCCAAACGATGACGTTCGCGCGATGAACATTACACACCGTCGGCAGTACCTCCATACAGACTGGCCGGTCATATAGGAGATAAAAGTTCTCTGTCAGAGATAGCACCAGCAGATAATCCATCCCTGGGTATGTAACAGAAAACGAAACTTAGTCGGCAATGCGCTCAGCTACCGGGCTCGTGTGGCTCTCGTGCTCTCGCTGAAACTTCAGTGCAGCGATGCTACGCTCGATTATGATTGTATAATCCTCTGGGCCGATGGGTGGTTGAAACCCGCCACGCTCCCAGAGTTCCCTCAGTGCTTCTTGCGCTTGCACATCTACTTCGCAAAGGGCGGTAAACAACTCGTCAGCTTTCGCTCCGAGACGTTCCGACTTTCTGCGTAAACTTTTATTGACGGTTCGCAGGACTCTGTTATGGTGCCGGGTCGCAGTGCGAAGGTCTTCTGAACAATTTTCACATGCCATAGTTGGCGGCTCCTCTTCCGCCTTTCTGGTTTGTCTTGTTGCTTACTTACTTACTTACTTGACCACCGTGACGTTTACTTCTGCATAGACCTTATTGACCGGCAAGCCGTTCATAGGGTTTCCAGAAGAAACAATCGCAGGGATCGCGTTGTTGGCAAACGGATACGATACTTCAACCACACTTCCGCCAGTCACACCATTGGTAGTGATAAGGCCGGATGCGGATACGTTCAGTACCTTTACGCCGGTAGCGCCTACGGCAACGGGACTGGTCCCGCCGACATAAGACTGCGTACCGTCCACGAAGTAGGTAAGAGCATTGGTGCCACTCTCTTCTACAGTCGCAGTCGCCGCATGAGTCTCTGCTACAGCCGCCGAGTTGTCGACAGTAATCGTAGTCGCACCAGAGTTGGCTACGATCAGGAAGCTGCCGTTGTTCACGGTGTTAGTAACAAAGCCTGCAATCTCGACAGTCAGTCCGACGAGCGAACCTGTGGTGGCACTTGTGAAGGTACCGGTGTAGACTGCAACGTTAGGGGTACTGGTAGCGGTTCCCGCGTGTGTGTCAGCGACACCCAACGCATTGCTAAGCGTAATGGTGGTCGTGGTGTTGGCAGTGCATTCAAACGTGCCGTTGTTCGGCGCAAGGTCGAAGCCGGTGACGATGAATGTCTGTCCGACAAGACTACCAGCAGCCGGAGCGCTAGAGGTCGTGTAGACAGTGGAACCACCAGAAGCGGCAGCGGCGGCAGACAGGGTCTCGGTGAACTGAGCGGCTGCACTGGCGACGGAGGTCACAACGTATGCGGTACCTGGGGTGATGACGTTCCCGCCTGCATCCTCAAGGACTGGATCAAGCTGGAATGATTCTGGGAAGCCGGTGCCCGACAGGGACAACGTTACATCGTTGTACCCAGGGGTAGTGCTCAGAGGGGTTTCATTTCCCTGAACCTTGATCGCTGCGGCTACGCCAAGACCAGTAGTAGGGGCTGGATAAAGAGCCATATTTCTTATTCCTTTCGAGGTCTTACAGTAAAAGAATCGGCCCTCTGTTTTTACGAGAGGGCCAGAGTCTTAGCTGATTTACGAAATCGCCGATGCAGCATCTATTTCGCGGATGCGGATCGTGGTGTCGGGACCGAGGCTGGTAGTGAAGTGAACCTTGTAACTGGTCCATCCAGGGATCAAACCTTCGGGGTCGGCAACGCTGTTAGGCGCATTCTGCGTGATGTTCGGCTTGATGTTGTTCCACTCGCCGTCACCGTACTCCGTGTCGCCCTGTGCTCCGAGCTTGATGGAGTAGATACCGTCACGACCGAAGATGTAAGTGCGAAGGGCGGTGAGGCCGGTGATCGCCTTATAGTTCGGAGTGGCAGTAACCTGATTCGACTGGAAGAAGCGGACGCCCGAGGACGGCAGCTCGATCATTTCGGTCAGGTCGGTGCTGATGAGGTCTTCCATGCGCATGAGGCCGACCGGAGTGTGCTTCAGGATGTCGATGGGGCTGTTGTTGCTGACATCAGAGAGCACGTCGCCGAGAGCGAACGGATGGATGACTCCACAGAAGCTCTTGGAAGCTTCGTCAAACGGACGGACGGAGCGACCTGCGAGGCCCTGCACGGCGTTACGAATCTGGTTCAAGCTGAGAGTCGTAAAGCTGGTGGTGCTGGTCGCGGCAAGCTGCACAAGGACGCTAGAATCAACTGCGGTAGCGCCGTCTGCGGTTGCGCGAACGAGACCAGAGAGGGATTCGCCGAGGCGATATGCCATCTCACGAGCAACGTTCTCAATCGTGTTGTCAATCGCGGTGGCGAGAGACAGCGAGGAGAAGTTGGCGAAGTCGGCGTACTCGCCGATGGTCGCGGTGGTATTCAGTACGGAAACAGTGATCGAGTTGCCGACAGTACCTTCCGTGGTCTGCGCAGTGTTCGCAGCCAGGGGCACGTACATAAACATCTCGTATTGATTACCACTTTTGGTGGGTAGGTCGAGTCGTTCGGAGCAAGCTACGAAAGGCGTCTGAGCCTTAAGATTTTCTCGGAACTTTTTATCATAGAACTTTACAGTGGACTGAGGCAGATTACTCTGGCCATTTGCTGCTGGGTTATAAGCCATTATTGATACCTTTGAAACAACAACAATCTTGTCTTTTCATCTCCTCCCAGAGATAAAGCTGCTCGATTGTCGCCCAATGTGTTGTCATCTCATAGCTGTGTAATCCGACACAGTGTCAGCGATGGCCGTCCCAGGACTCGGGACCGCATTTGCCTCAGCACATAACTTTGGGAATGTGGAATCGTAATCCGACGACCCATTCATTCAAAACTTTCAAATATTGCAAAATTCAGGGGCCAACTTCTACGGTGCGGCCCACTACCGCTCGGGGCATTTATTCCCGAGGAGTCTTACTGACCGTTACGTGCGGCGCGGCGTGCGGTGGCTTCGGCCTCAAGCTTCTCCAATTTCTTGTTGAAGGCTGGATCTTTAGCGCGGCGACGGAGTTCGTCTGACGGCATCATCTCAACGGCCTTTGTACCGGTGTAGATGGTTTTCTTTCCTGCTGCATCCACGACTTCGTAAACGATGTCGCTGCCCGGCGCGTTGCTGCGCGGGGCTTCTGCGGAACTGTTGCGGCTGTTCAGTCCTGTTGGGATGTGCGCCGGAGCGTACACTACAGGGGTTTCCTCTTTAGCTTCAAGAGGCGGCGTTGGTGGGTCAAGCACAACTTGTCCAGGCTCTACTTCAGAGCTAGGAGTGGTCACGGACGGCGTACTGTATACGTCGTTCGATTCTACAAGAACTCCTGCGGCTTTCAATGTATCGAAGGCCTTGCGGAAGTTATCTCTGACCGGTGCGAGGTCATATCGTACCATCCAGTTTGTCAGTGCCTCGAAGTTCTCGGGACACTTCACGTAGTCAGGAGTATCGGCTACGAAGGCCTCTGCTTCCCTCTGCGCCTTCATCTGAACGTTATCGGCCTGCAAACCCTGGATAGTGCTGACGAGCACGCTCGGCTTGACGCCAAACGTTGACTCCATCAAGAGGTCTCGCGCCTCTTCAAACTTTTCAGGGTCTTGCAAGTTACGGCTAATCTTAAAACGATCCTCATTAGAGAGCGTCCGAGGGGCAAATTCGAGTGGCGCAGCGTACCGTGTACCCTCTATGGGGGTCTCGTCGGTAATGCCGAGTCGATTCTTCTTCGTCTCCTGGCGGAGCTTTCTCAAGAGCAACGTTTGAGATTCTGCAAACTTGGCGGGTAGCTCATCAGGTGTGGTATATTTGATGACCTGTACTCCGCCCATGGGACGGCCTTGTTCGTCCGTGGGCTGATATTCGTAACGCAGCTCAGGGAGAACTACTGGCTCCGGTGTTACCGGTGTCTCGACAACCGGGGCGTTCTCACCGGGAGTCTCAATGTTTTCTACTGGGTCGAGTATTTCACTCATTTAGAATGGGCTCTCCTCGAAGCCAAATTCATGGTCGTTCTGAACATCGTCTTGCGTACTGGCCGGTGCGCCCATGTCTATCAGGTGCTCGGTCATATCTACAGGCGTCGGGTCAGTTGCTGTGGACGCGTAGATTGAAATCTCATGATTCATTCGGTTTATCACGCCGTCGTAGAAGAGAGCTCCGGCCTTTACCAACTTGTGTTTGTTCAGGACCATTGCGTCACTGTCACCAGGCTCATTGACGAAACTCATGATAAGTTTGTCGACTTCGCCGCGCATGATGCGGTTCAGGACTTTGAAACCTTCCGACGCGCTCAGGAGTACGAGCGCAGCTTGTTCTTGTGGGCTTATGATAACTTCTGGATCAAACTGATTATTGAACTCTTGCACTATTCCCTCCCAGGACAGTGACGTCAAAGCGAGTGCCGTAAGTCTTTACGGTCTTTATAAGGGACTCCAACCCTAACTCTTCTCTGCGCTCTCATACTTGGATCAGGGGGTCGTGTAGGGCGCATCGCCCTTCTCACCTTGCCGTATGCAAGGATGCTTTCCCTGATCGTCTTGAGCACAACTAAAAAACTATGGCCCAAACCCAATCACCGAGGGTTTGACTTAGCCCTACTCGATGTAGGGAACCTAGTGTTTTACTGCACCTCTGGAGTCGAACCTTCAATACCCAAAGGGTTGGCTTGTCCTGAGACTGCCTCACTCTGGCCGTTGTCCTTGAATGCCTCGCGCACGATGTCGCGCTTGATACGTCCTTGGGTGGCTTGATCTTCGAGTTGCTGTTTCTGTTGAAACTTCTGTGTATTGCTCTGTTGTGTAACAGCGGCTTTCGATGCATTCTGAGCGGCGGCTGACTGAGCCTGACGACGTTGCTGCATCTCTGGTGTGAGAGGCTTGATGATGTCGTTGGAGTTCTTCCACTCCGAGGCTTCGAGCCACATTTCGACAATCGGCTTGAAGTCAATGTACTCTCCGTTGATATCGGCCAGTGAAGACTGAATCTGCGGATTCTCAAGGATCTGAGTGATGAGTGTAAGCGACTGTGCCATCGTGCGCTTCGCGGCCAATGATGACCCGGCGAGGACTTCGTACGAAATACGGGCATCGTGGAACGCCTGCATGTCGACTGAAATTTCCTTACCAACCTCATCGCCGAGAATCGCCGTGATCTCAGAATCCGATAGGAAGTTGAGAATCAAGTCGTCCAAGATGTAGAGAAATGGTTTGAAGACTTGCTCGATGAAGTTGTCAAGAGGACCATCTAAGCGTGTCGCGCTAGCACCCGCGAGGGTAGCTGCGCCGCCTGCCGTACGGCCCATTGAACTACGAGGGCCTGCGGAAGAACCTTGCACGAGTGCTTGGTCTGCGCCGGATGTGCTCTCTGTTGCCGTGTTGCTCTCCGACAATGCCGTCCAAATATCTGCGGGAACCTTGGGGGTTTCCATCAGCTTGTAGGCTTTGTCGATATCCGTGTCGACGGTCAGGATCTTACCCAGGCCGGTGCGGATCATCTGCGTCGGCGAGTTAGTGTCGCGCTTGCGCAGGTAAATAGGATTAACGCCAAAAGACAAAATCTTGAGTATGGCGTTGATTGTTCCTTGGTCGACGCGCTGATTCTGTCCTACTAGCAAACCGAGGCCCATACCATAGAAAGCCTTTGGGCGATTCATCCAGTTTGACGATAGGAACGGAATTTTCTTGAAACGATTAGCGCCAGCAAAGATCACATGCTTACGGTCAATGACCATAATCTTTCGGCCTTTGTCCCAGTACTCCAAGACTTCCATCTTCTTGAACAACAGGTCGGGGGTTACCTCGATGTTGATCTCTTCCGAGTGGTGAACGATACCCTTCGCGTACTGCGCGGTATCACTCTCAATCGGGGCGGCTACGTTAGTGCTATAACCTTGCATCCACCAACTCTTGAGTTCTTCCTCGCTTAGAGGTAGTTCCCAACCGACGAGCTCGGGGTGGCCTTTCGGCAGCTCCGATAGAGCTTGACGGATGTTGTTGAGTGCGTAAAAGTCCATGTAGCGAACGTCGATCACGTAGTCAGCGGTGCGGATGTCTCCGACGCTCGTCTTAGGGTCGACCAGCACCGTGTTCAGCGGACGGCTCTCGAAGAACGGTCGCGGCACAGTGCGTACTTCTTTGGTTATGACTGGTAGTGTGTCCAGAGGGATCGTGATCTTCTCTGAGGTACTTGGATCGCTTCCGCTCGTGATGGTCGCGCTCGTAGCGGTACGCTTAGAGCTGACGATCTCCTTAAAGTCGATACCCCATTTCCATATGCCGGTGCCAAGCAGGGTCATCTGCTCTAAACCCCATTTGGTCTGGGTCTTGAACCCACACTCGTCAAGCAAGTAAGAGAACAGAGCAGTCTTTGCGTCTACGGTTTCTTGCGTGGTGCCTGGGCGCGGACGGAGGAGCATGGGCGGATCTTGGTAGAACAGACCCTTGTACAACTGAGGTACGATTGCGGAACAAACTTTAGCTACGGTGAAGCGCTGCACGTTCGGTTCTAACACATCAATATGTTATCGGCTTGCGCCGAGATAGGGCATTTCTGCCTACCTCTGCATGTTTTTATTCCATGCAGGTCGGACTATCGCTTCACCCTAAAGGGTGTCGTCTCACTTAGTCTCTCACGCTGCTGAAGTTATCAGCTTGCGCCCTGTTAGCCATTTCAGCTTCCAAGTCAATCAGAGTCGATTCGCACTCTCGAATTTCGGCGAGGTGCCCCATGTATGTCTAGGTATTTTCGTACACACTCATCGGTCGCGGCGACTGGAACAGAAGGTCGGCATCACGCCAGAGCAAATTCCATTGCTTATCATTCACGAACTGAATAGATCTTGTTGCAGCTCCGACGACTAAGTTCAACTCCGCATTGGAGGTCTTTAGGTCCGAACCTTTACCATAATCGCTAGGGTTTAGTGTCCCTGTGACTGGCCCTTCTGATGTTATCTCACCCACTCATAGCCTCCTGCCTTTTCTTGTAAGAGTTCAATTCACCCGCGTGCCTTCTGCACCACGTCTGGGCGTAGGAAAATGACGTGCCCGTCATGCCGCCATGAATTGCGGCGTCCGCTGGTTTGAACTCGAACTAACCAGTTTTTCCGCGAGTGAGTCAGTGCAGCTTATTTCTTTTTCTTGACATCTTTCTTCAAAACTTGTTTGAGAAGTTTGGCGTCGTTTTTGCCATCCTGTTTTGCGAAATCTTTCACTACCTTCTTAGCTAATGCCTTTGACATACTCTTCCCTTTTTAGCCGAATAGACCGGCGTCGGACAGTGGGTCTTTATCGCCACCGTCGTCGTCTCTGAACAACCGATTGTTCTGCACTTGGTAGGCAGTGGACGGGTTGTCGTCGTTTTGAATTGCGTTGGCATTCAGATGAGCG